ACAATGATTGCAGGCGCACCCAACGCCGGCAAATCACTCATAGCCCTTTGGATGGCAGTTCAAATGAAAGTGCCTACGCTGTATATATCAGCAGATACAGATGGCTATACCACTGCTATCCGAGCATCGGCAATGATTACTGGTCATAAGGTTTCTACTGTCGAAGAAGCATTCTCCAGCGGTGCTGGTCAGGACTTCTACGGCCAGGAGCTAGAGAGCATTAAGCATTTGCAGTTTGACTTTGCGCCTAGCCCTACGCTAGATGAAATCGATCTTGCTATCCGTGCTTACGGCGAAGCCTATGGCGAGTATCCACACATGATTATCGTGGACAATGCCATGAACGTTGTCTCTATGGCAGGCGATGATTGGTCTGGCCTTCGTGAGATTGCCAAGGCAATGCACCATATTGCTCGTGAGACAGAAGCCGCTGTTGTGCTACTGCACCATACAAGCGAAGCTGAAGGCAAGCCTGATTTGCCACCAAGCCGTAAAGCTATTCAGGGCAAGATTGCCCAGTTGCCAGAGATGATCCTGACAGTGGCTCTCGTGCCACACTCAGGCGAGTTTCGTGTTGCTTGTGTGAAGAATCGCTTTAGCAAGCATAGCGCCACCGGTGATAATTACTTGACCTTGTGGGCAGACGCTAGCCGTATGACCTTGTATTCAGAGCTGAGCCAGATGCGAGTCGGGCAGACATGGAATGAGATGCGCCAATGAGTTTCAAAGAAGGGTTAGATTATTTCAACGGACAGGTTGGCGCACTTAATATGTACGACACGACCAACACTGACGACGAAAAATTTTTTGCCAAAAAATATTTGGTGAAGCGCGAAGCGCATGACATCTGTGAGATACTAGGACTATGAAGCAATCGGATGCCATTAGGTTTGAAATCCTGCACATATGCAAATGCGATGACTGCCTTAACGCAAAGCTTGATAAGTTCAAGGAAGCCGTAGAGAAGGAAATGCAATGACCCACGACGAATTGCTGGCAAGATTAAATCATATTGACCATAGTGCTGATTTGACAATGGACGAATCGGAGCAATATTTTTTTAATGCCCTTCGCGCAGTAGTAAAATTGCATAGACCTTACGCTCCTCCGTTCGTGGACATTGATTTATCAAAAGGCGGTGGAACTTGTTTCCATTGTTCTGTAAACATTAAAGAAAATAGTTTGGCTATTCCTTACCCTTGCCCCACTATCCAAGTTATAGAGAAGGAGCTGAAGTGAGCGATACGTTTTATTACATCTATTCAAAAGACGAATGCGGCGTATGGTTCTGTCAACCAGTAAGGAAGTCCGATGAGTACATACGGTAAGCGCAAAGGCTCTGCCTTTGAGACAGGCATTCTCAAGTTCCTTCGTGGTAAAGGTATGGCAGCTGAGCGTCTACGCCTAGCGGGCAAGGACGACGAAGGCGACATCGTGTGCATCGTTGCAGGTGCGCCGTACATCTTTGAGCTAAAGGCAACAGCCAAGATGGATCTGCCACAGTTCTGGCGTGAGGCTACCACCGAGGCATTTAACTATGCCAAGGCGCGTAACTTAGATGTTACGCCACCAGCCTATGTCATCGTCAAGCGCCGCATGGCGGGGCTAGACCAGTCGTGGGTTATCCAAGATTTGAACCAGTGGTTGAAGGTGACAGGGGGAATAGAATGATTTTTTTCCCTGATAAAAAATACAAAATTATTTATGCTGACCCGCCTTGGAGCTATCAGCCAATGATGAACAGTTCCGCCACGGACCATTATTCAACCATGACCATAGAAGATATATGCAGCCTGCCTATAAAAGATATAGCAGATAAAGATTGTGTATTGTTTATGTGGGTTACTTATCCCAAACTCAATCAATTTATGCAGGTTGTAAAAGCCTGGGGCTTTGAATACAAAAGCGTTGCCTTTACTTGGGTAAAAAAGAACAAAAAATCAGATACATTTTTCTTTGGTTTAGGTAGATGGACAAGAGCAAATCCAGAAATTTGCGTAATTGCCACAAAGGGAAGTATCAAAAGACTATCTGCCGGCGTTGCAAATTTGCAGATATTTCCTATTGAGCAGCATTCTAAAAAACCAGATAAATTCCGTGATTTAATTACTGAGCTGGTGGGAGATTTGCCACGCATAGAATTGTTCGCTCGTCAGCCAGCAGAAGGCTGGGATTCTTGGGGCAATGAAGTATGATTAGCAAACCTGACCTTGGCGCCGTACTAGAACATTACGGCGTAAAGGTATTAGATCGTCACGGTTGGGTACCGTGCAAGTGTATTATCCACGATGATGCACAAGCCAGTGCCGCATACAACCTAGACAACCAAGCATACAACTGTCTGGTATGCAACCTACTGGGTGATGTATATGACCTAGTAGCTCGGAAGGAAAACATAAAGGAGTTTAGAGATGTTAAACGCAGAGCAGAGGAACTTGCTCACGGAAGCAGCCGAAAAATATTGCAACAGTCTCACACCACAGGCAGCCTCTTACCTAGAGGCACGAGGAATAACAGCGGAAGTCGCGCATACGTTCCGTCTTGGAAGCGTCGTGGAGCCTAGTGCCGGACATGAGCATGCAGTCGGCAGACTATCCATTCCCTACCTTACACCCGCTGGCGTTGTGGGCATTAAGTTTCGGAGCATAGATGACACAACTCCAAAATACCTCTGGCCTTCGGGTCAAAAGATTGGGCTATACAACGTACTTGATCTTCATCGCTATAGCGATACGATTGCCATTTGCGAAGGCGAGATTGACACGATTGTTGCATCGGGTATCGTGGGAATCCCTGCGGTTGGAGTTGCTGGAGTCAGTCAATGGAAGCCCTGGTTTCCTAAACTATTTGAATCGTATACTCGCATCCTTATCTTTGCGGATAATGATGTCAAGGAAGACGGAACTAACCCAGGACAGGAACTAGCCCGCCGGATCAAGGAAGACTTGGACAAGGCTACTATCGTTCAGTTGCCACCCAATATGGACGTCAATGAGATATACTTGCAACTCGGCAAGGATTGGTTTACTGAGAGGCTGGCGGCATGAGTACATTCGTATCTTTGTTTGCCGGTGTCGGTGGCTTTGACCTTGGCTTTGAGCAGGCTGGTCATACTTGCGTAGGTCAAGTGGAGATTGACAAGTACGCACAGAAGGTTTTGAAGAAGCATTGGCCAGATGTGCCATTGCATGATGATGTAACAACCGCAGTTGAATGGGCAAAGGAGATTGATTTAATTGGACGAGTGGACATTGTTTGCGGAGGATTCCCCTGCCAAGACGTCAGCGTTGCTGGGAAGCGTGCTGGAATCGCTGGGGCAAGAAGTGGTTTATTCTGGGATGCCATACGATTTGCACAAGAAGTCAAAGCACAAACTATCGTCTTGGAAAATGTCCCAGGACTTTTATCAAGCAACAATGGCCGCGATTTCGGAGTCGTCATCTCTGCAATGGCCGACGCAGGGTATCGCCACATTGAATGGCGAGTTTTGGATTCGCAATTCTTCGGAGTCGCCCAACGACGCCGTCGTGTCTTCATTGTCGGAAGTACTACAGACCGAAGCGGACAGCCGATACTCGTTGAGCAAGAAGGCTTGCGAGGGCATTCTACGCAGGGCGGCGAGCCGCGGCAAAACATTACCGGAGAAGCTACAAAAAGCATTGAAAGCTATAGTCTCGGAGTAATTGGCACCCTACAAGCCAGAGACTACAAGGGCGTAGGTAATCAATACGTTGCAGAAAATAAGCTCGTAATACAATGATAGTTATTATGCGTAATCGTGAAGGCAAAGCAGGAGGGGGTAAAGGTCCGATGCTAGGAGAAGATAAGTCGTTTACTTTGGCAACCGCTAATGATCAAACATTGTTTATTTATCCATTAAGCGGAAATTCAATTGGGCGTCAGGATCATAATGGACCAAATGGGCCGGCACATGCAGATAACGGAGAGCCTATGTTTACCCTTACTTCCACCGACCAACACGCTGTTGCTACGCCAATGATTGTGCGTCGTCTTACGCCAGTAGAATGCGAAAGACTGCAAGGTTTTCCTGACGATTGGACGGATGAACAAGCAGACAGCCACCGCTATAAGCAGATGGGTAACGCTGTTACCGTCAATGTAGCCCGATGGATTGGCTCTCGCTTATGACAACCATTGCCGCTATCCAAGGCCCTGACTGGGTTGTCGTTGCCGCTGACTCGCAATCTTCTGGCGAGGATGGCTTTGCCATTAACATTCCAGACGGTAAAGTATTTAAGAACAGCAACATAGTCTTTGCTGGTGCCGGTGCGGTGCGAGGCATTAACCTGCTTCAACATGACTTCGCACCACCGGTCATTAACACCAAAGACACGGACAAGTACGTTACTCGCCAGCTTATCCCAGCTATTCGTCGCACCTTTGCTGAGGCTGGCTATGAGATTAGCAAGACTGACGCCGCTGTGGAGAATGACAACATCTGGATTGTCGTTGTCAAGGGTCAGGTCTATCGCATCGACGAAGACTATTCATGGGAGCGTACCGTCAACAACTTGTATGTTGCCGGTAGCGGAGAACAGTTTGCTCTCGGCGCCATGGAGGCGCTAACCAATGGCACGATGGTGGACGACCTAGCCAAGGCTAAGAAGATTGCTACCAAGGCTATCCAGATAGCCAGTAAGTATGACGTTGCTACAGGCGGCAAGATTACCGTCACGGTTGTGCAAGGTTTCTAGTGCCAACCTTTATGTACGGCCCGCAAGACGGCGCACCCGTACCAGAAGTCCTTTGGGTTTTAGATCAAATAGAGCTTGTGGATAACCACAATCCCAATGGAAAGATGATATACTGTTACGAGCTTAATCCAAAAGACAAGAACTATTACTTTGTAGGCGAATTCGACGGGGGAGAACATGAGTGAGTCAAGAGGATTTAGAATTGGCGATTACAATTTTGAGTCAGAACGGCTTTTTAATACAGAGCTACGACATGACGATGGGCCAGATAACCGTTTCCCTGCCGGACATAAGGAATTCTGTGACAACGTATGGCAGATAATGGACGAGATTGGAAACCTACTCATCACCAAGCAACTGGATTACGGTCCAGGGAATATCAACAATGCACATGGTGGGCCAGTGAACGGTTTACTTGTCCGTATTGGCGACAAATTCGAACGGTTGAAGAACCTCGTGAAGAAGCAACAGATTAAGCCACAGCATGAGCCTATCGAAGATTCGTTCAAAGACCTTGCAAACTACGGAGTCATCGGCTTGATGATTCAGAGAGGCTTATGGCCTAAAGAATGAAAACAATCGTAGTCATTTCGGATCTACAAGCGCCGTATCACGATGCTGGCGCAACGGATGCCCTTGCAAAATTCATTAAAGCATACAAGCCAGATGAGGTGGTATCAGTTGGAGACGAAATCGACTTCCCGCAAATCAGCCGTTGGGAAGAAGGCTACGGCGGCGAGTGGAAATACGACATTGGTAAGCACAGAGATATTACTGTACGATTACTTGAGTCTCTTAATATCAAGCATATCAGCAGGTCAAACCACAGTGATAGGCTGTACAACAAGCTTAAATCCAAGGCGCCAGGATTGCTTGGTTTGCCTGAACTTGAAATTGAAAAGTTTCTCAAACTTGACGAGCTTGGAATTACGTATCACCACCAGCCTTACGAGCTTGCCCCTAACTGGATACTCGTACACGGCGATGAAGGGAACATACAACCTACTGCTGGAGCGACTGCTCTCGGACTTGCGAAGCGAGCTGGTGTCAGTGTCGTATGTGGACATACACACCGAATGGGACTTACCCATTGGACGCAGAGCTGGGCGGGTAAAGGCAAAACAGTTTGGGGATTAGAAGTTGGTCATCTAATGAACCTGAAGCACGCAAAGTATATCAAGGCTGGCTTGTTTACATGGCAACAAGGCTTTGCTATTTTGCACGTTGACGGTAAAACCGTAACGCCTCAGCTCGTTCCTATCATCAACCAATCATTTGTTGTTGGAGGAAAAGCGTGGCGGTGGTAGAAGTGCGAATGTCGCCAGGCGACATCGCGTTTGCTACAACCGAAGCGGTTGCTCGGTTTAACTTTAATCGTGCCAAAGGCAACGACGCGTCACAAGGCAAAGCTCCTACATGGGTTGAGCAGGTTGCCCGTGAGATTAGCGGTTGCTTGGGTGAGATAGCCATTGCTCGCTGGCAGGACAAGTATCCTTTCGCTATCTTTGAGGATCGTAAGCTCGGAGATGTTGGCCCATTTGAGGTACGTACTACTGCGTATTCCACCGGTAAGTTGCTTGTCAATAGCGATGACAACCCAACCAGAAAGTACCTTTTAGTAACCTTGCCAAGCTATGACTTGGCGTTGATTCATGGCTGGATTTACGGCTACGAAGCGCAGACAGATTTGCATTACAATACATCCATGCGTAGCCCTGTTTATGCAGTAGAGCAAAGGTATCTACACTCACCAGAGAGCCTGCTTCATGGCTGAGATTTGGTTTGAGGAAGCGTCTGACATTGCATCGCAGGTAGCTCGCATTGTCCATCGGAAGTATCACACTTACTTTGATGTGGCTGATGTGCGTCAGGAGTTGCTGACATGGATATGGCGCCGTGATGAGAAGGTCAAGGGCTGGCTAGATACCTTTGCTCTA